GTCCCACCTGTTACCGTGTTTGAACTTGTGCCAATAACGCTTTGTATTGCCGTACCCGTCACGTTAGCGAAGTTGAACGTACCCGCTACCGTTGGATTTTTCAGGATCAATACCTGCCCGATGTCACTTGCTGGTGTGCTGTTTACTATGCTTATGCCGGTAATCCTAACGGCTGTATTCCTTCTGTCTGTGCGTTTCCTAACACCAAGCAAGGCGTAAACCGTACCCACGCTATTGCAGGCTACCAACGTATCATTTAGCACAATATCAGGCTTTCCAGATTCAACAAAACCGCCTTCGGTTGCTACCTGTGAACAAATGGCGTCCATTGTACCGCCTGCGCTGTCACCCCTGATTTCGTAGCGGATAAATTGATGCGGTGTCCTAATAAACACATCATCTTTTGCACCTGCGTGAGTGATGCTATGGGCTAAAACAAAATCGTCATCTGTTTTAATGAATAGCCGAAGGATTGCACCACCCAACCAAAGAAAATCGAAGGCAGCCACGGTAAATTTTGACCAATCATAAGTCTTCAATGTTTCGTAGCCATCCCAATCTTGAAAAGCAACGGAATAAATTTCCGTTCCATGATTGTAAACCCTCAGGTAATAAGTGCCGTTTGAAGATTCAATAAAGAACCCGTCAAGGTCAGCCGTATATGGTGCAACTGCGCTGCTGCTGAAATAGCCAATCCTTTTAGTTACTCCGGTCTGATTTTGGAAGTTATCACAAGTGATTTCAATTAGCTGGCTTTTGCCGCTAAAGTATGGTAGCGGGAAATTAGACTGCCTTACATAGTATTGCCCATTGGTAACGGTCATCGACAGCTTGTTATTACTGAAAGACCCGCTACCTGTACCGGCATTATTGAAAATGTTAGGATCATCTTCATAAAGCGTTTTGCCATCAAAAAGGGTTGTTACTATTGATGATCTAAGACGCAAACCAGCATCGTAAGAGAAATTTCTTGCTTCCATTAAATGTTATCCTCCAAATCAGGGTTAATGTAGGTATCTGCCTGCCCTGCCATATCAATAGGCGTGAGGCTGCTCGAAATATAAGCGGTTGCATAAGGGCCGCCCATAGAGTCGTATTTCATAACCGCCCGTTTTTCATCAAAGGTCAGGTAATCCATACGCATCAGGCTTTCGGTCATTTTGCCCATGTCATCTTGCAATTCGGGCAAAGCGGTAATATCAAAATCAACGTAGTATTCATTCCCAAACATGGGTACAATAACCTCGTTAAAGATGTTCCTTTCAGCAACGAGTTCCGGCATCAGGGTATTTGTTACCAGGTATTTGATAGCCGCATCGTAGTTGTCGAATTTCTTATCCCCCGTTAGCAATTCTGGCGGGAAGTTGTAAGCTGCGCAAATATCTTCTTTGGTTAGTCTCAATCCTTCAATCAATTCCAAATCGGTTGAACTCATGCCGAATTGCTCATACCTTACGTCATAAGAAAGCCCCTGCACTTTGCCTTTGTTATCGTTGCCATTGGTTAGCGCATCCAATTGCGACCTATACAAATCGGGCGCCTTTGGATCGCCACTAAGTACCTGCATTACCATTTCATTGTTAGGTACTACAACACCCCTTGCCCCACCATTCTTATACATGAAAGCCTGTGCCTCTTTACCGTAGTTATGGGCTAACACATCCTTCATTGCAGCCATCAAAGGAGATTGCCCACGCAAATGCTCACCGTCTCTTTGCCAATCGGGGTTAAAATACGCATCCCAAACAAGCTGTTCAGGTGTTAGGGTTGCTATCTTCACGCCTTCTGGTGCCAATTCAAATTCTTCTATCCTGTCAAGTGTAGGCGAAGGCTTTATATTGAACCACTGAGGCGGCAACACATCAATAGACAATGGTTTCCCGCCCGTGGCACCGGCATTCACATATAAAGCCCTTGCACCTATCAATAATTTGAAGCCCAAACCCTGCGATCTTGCCTTTACTCCGTACTTGTCAACCAACTGCTGCAACTCGTTATCTTCCCCCACCTCATCGAATGCCTCTGCTTTCAATTTTAAGGCCGCAAAATTCGCATCTGCATTGTATCCGCTACTAAGTGCCTTATACCGCTTTACGGCGTTGTTTTTGCCCTTCTTTTTGCGGTACACTATAAGGGGGACAGATGCGTATTTATCCGATAGCTGTTTAACTATGGCATAAACGATAGCATTCCCCTGATAACCCTTATCTATGTAATCCTTTGTGTTTTGGCTATACCCCTGCAATAGATAGGCAAGGTATCTAAGCATGAAAGGCACGTTAGGATTACGTGCCATCACCGCTGCTTTGCGCTTTATTTCGTATCCAAATATGTTCATATCAGCATCAACTTCAATGGGGGGTTATTCAAGTGTGTGTGTATCGCATACCGCATCGCATCCATTGCGTGGTCATTCTCTTTTACAGGCTCCTCCAGCACGTTTTCATTCTTATCCACCTTCCATTTATACGAACCTATCTCTGCCATCACATTTTTACCCTTGATAAATAGGGGGTAGCTTTTCACTTTAACAATCCCTGCCCAAACGTCTTTCACACCTGGTTTCACGTTCAAGCCCATCCTGTACATTTCTTCGATAGAATCAGGCTCGGCAGCATCAGCATAAATAGGGGAGTAGCCAATATTTAACCCTTTGATCTTTTCAAACAACTCCGGCTTTGTTAGCTGCCTATCGTATATAAGTTCCTCAACATAATTGCAGCCCTCATAATGTTCTATCCTTACAAACGCTGTTGGGTTTGTATAACCAAAGTCTAAGCCATAGAAAACATCTCCCTTGCCGGGTAATTCATCGCATTTTTTCCATGCCGTGTAAATGATCGTTTTGGCTGCTCCACGTTCCCCAAGCCCGTACACCTTCCACATGAAGTCATCGGGCAGGTCTTTGTAGCTTTCAATATATTGTACCTGCTGCGGGCTTAGGTTGTAAATATTGTCAAGGTAAGTAGAATGTATCCGCTTATTTTTACTGCTATCTGCAATGTCATAAACCCAACTTGTGAACTCGGCAGGGTTCCAATCCATAAAGATTGTGCCGGTTGTACGCATTGCAAGCTGATCAAATAGCACTTTATTAATCAGGTTAGCTTCGTTTATAAACAGAATGTCCCGACCTGGTCCACGGGCCTTGCCTTCATCTTCAAGGCCAAACAGTTCTATGTAGCTGCCATTTTTGAACGTAAAAACAAAGTCAGTTGCTCGCCAATCTTCCTCACGCCATTTGCCTATTTCCTGCATTATGGTTTTGAAGTCACGATAAGCACCCCGTTTAATATGCGGCAGGCTATGCGATACAATACTTATCCGCTTTCGTGGCTCATTTAGGGCAATGCCAATAAGTAGCTGAATTATGCTGTATGTCTTACCAGAACGGGAGCCGCCTTCATTGCAGATAATAGGCCAATTTTCCTGATAGGATTTGTAATTGGCTGCAAAAACGGGGGTTGTATTAATCTTTACTGGCGAAACGCTCATCCATCATAAATATTACAGGGGCTTCATGGTTGCCCTCATGCTGTATTTCCTGCCGTTCCACATAGCCACGTTTCTTTGCTTTAGTTTTCAGGTAGAAAATAATGGCTGTATCGCTGCCGTCCTTCATTCGCTTGTGTAGTTGGCTTTCGGCAAAGTCGATAGCCATTTCAGAAATAGCCTCAACGGAAGCCTTATAATCAGGGTCGGCTTCCATCCAATCGTAATGCGTAGAACGGGCAATTCCAACCGCTTTAACGGCAGTTGTCACAATGCCTAAAGACTTCTCTAAAGCATCCAGCATTGCCCTTTTTTGTATGTCCGTATTTGTAGGCATAACTTATTGAGCGATAGGGTCGGGCCGACCGCCATCTTCCGGCTGGATGCCGGACGCACTACCTTGTGCTACTATCGCATTTTTACGCTCTGCAAGCGTTATTTTTTCACCCTTATACATTCCTGCCCCCAACTCATAAATTTTAGAAAATGGCAGGATTGGAACAGTTATTTTACAGGTCTTGTCAATTAGGTAAATATATCGGAGTTGGAAACCATTAACTTTTTTTGCACCAATGTATTCAAGCACCCTTTTACTACTTGTCGCTCCGTTCCTTATTTCGTGGAATTTTTTTTCAGATATAAATGGCTTTAGCCAACTTGTATAGCCAGATTGCCTAAGAGTGCAACCCTGAACCATCATGCCATTTGGAAGCTCCCAATTTTCGGTATTACTATTTACTTGTGTTAAAAAAAACCCGCTTGCTCTGTAAATGGCCCCATCACCACAAAGAACACCATCACTAAAACTTAAAATCCATTTTATGTGAGGCGCATTCTTTTTAATAAGCCTTATTGATATGGCTATGCACCTACTTTCACTATTTGACGGCAGGTATTCATCAAATGCCATTCGATTTAATTCTAACATCTCATTCCATGCAGACGGCTGAACCAATGGCAAAACCTTTCTCTTATCTAACGGGCTACCATAACTAAGAACACCGTGAAGCCTTCCATCCAGAAACGCCCCAAAGTGCAAAGAACTATTTTGCACCACCTTCCCGCTATAATGATGCTGCTTTACAAACTCATTTGCAACCTTAGCCGGTATGACCTTAACGATTATATCCTTTGCCCTGCCCATTCTAAAACTATTTGGTGCAATGCGTTGCCGTTGCTGTTTTCGTTGCCGTATTGCGTGCCATCCGTAACAGCTACATCTTTTAAAGCCTGCTTTATCAATTCAGCCTGTGCATCAGCCAGGGTAAATGTCATTTGCTGAAAGGGTGCTTTATCGCCATCTGGAAGGGTGAACGATTCACCTAAATTATCCGCATTCAAATCAAAGCCAGGCAAATCCAGGCCCCAATCCGTTAGCTGTTCACTATCCCATTCATTAGCCAGCATCTCCCAATCCCATTCACCAAAGCCTGCATTGTCCTTAATGATAAACTGCCGCTGCTTTTCCTCATCCCAATCCACCACCTCCACCGGCACATTTTTCCAGCCAGCTTCTTTCATAGCTTTAAGGCGCATATTGCCGCCCAAAACGATCATGTCAGCATTTACCACGATAGGCCGCACAGCAGCCATTTCGGGCAGATCTTTTAGCGACTGCACCAATTTCTTAAACTTGTCATCCTTAATTACCCTCGGATTGTTAGGGTTTGGCTTAATCTTGCCAATTGGGATATTCTGCACCATATCAGGTATAAATAGCCGGTTTGGGTTATAATTACCAAAAACCCCGCAGCTTACGGGCTACGGGGCAAAACAATGAAAACCAACTACTGTGATAGATAGGGCTATTTGCCCATTTTTACCACCTCAAAATATTTTTCCTTTTTGCAACATACTTGCAAAATAATCTTGAATAATGTTTGCAAATATCAAATCGTGGTGTATCTTTGTGTAACAAAAGCAAAAAAGCCATGACAACCAAAGAAGTAAAACAAGCCCTTTTAAATGGTCAGCAGTTTGGAAATGAAGCTGCCAATTGGTATACAGTTGTTAGCATTTCAAAAAATATGTTTTGGATTGTTATTGGAGAACGCAACCTATTTTGTAAAAACATTGATAGTGCTGCAAAAAAAATTGCTCAATTAATAAACAGGGGGTACTAATGGAAGAAATAAAACAAACCCACGGAGGCACCCGCCCAGGTGCAGGACGCCCCCGAAAGGAACCCAAGGTTACGCTGGCTTTCAGGGTGCCAAAAGAG